GGGAGCCCCTATGGACTCCCCTTGCCTCTGCTGACATTGTCGGCGGGATAGTAATGTGTAAACATTTCTATCCCTATACTCGAAAGGAGTTAGTTATGTGCCCGAGTCAACTACGGATTCGGACGAGAGGACCTGAACTGTACGAAGCTGTGAAGCTTGGTTCACAAAGGACCTATTCGGGTACAACCCTTATAGGTACCAGCGAGGTCTACTCACCGAGCGGGATGGTCGTTCTACAGGAGTCCTGTATGGATTATACCAATCCAGGACCACCTTATAGAACGGGAGGGCCATTGTTCTTAAAGCGCTACACACGTTCCTATAAGAACTCCGATGCTGTTCGCATCGTAGCTTATTGGTACGGTGGTGCGCGATATGAATACGATGGCTGCTACGGTTGTTATCTCCAAATTGACCCAACAGGTTCAATTTACGGAGAGTATAACAACTACGCCCCTACCGCAGCTGACTTTGGAGCCACCGGTTGGAACAAGTTCCGACCGCTTAAACCCAAAGCGGATCTAGGGCAGTTCATTGGTGAACTGCGTGATTTTCCTAGATTGTTCAAAGTAGGACTCAGGAAATTTAAAGACCTGGGTAACCTATATTTGAACTATAACTTTGGGTGGAAGCCCTTCATTTCAGATGTTCGTAAGGCATTTAACCTTATGAGCAATCTTGAAGCTACCATTCGTCGTATACGTAAGTATAACGGCAAGTGGCAGAAGAGGGGTGGGCTAATCAGGAACGATTTTGATTCTCAAGTTGATGAGACTAACGTTGTCAAGGGATGGCTTAGGCTTATCCCCCAAAACGTTACCCTCCTTGAGAACACTACTGTTCCTGTCCACAAGAGAGTTCTGACTGTTACGTCAGACAGAATCTGGTTCGAAGGTGCGATGAAATACTATATACCCGATCTTGAAAAAGATGGGTGTAAAAGTATTTTCACTTCGCCTTTAGTCAGATATCTGTATGGTCTAAATGTGACCCCTTCTCTTTTGTGGGAACTAACACCATGGTCATGGTTAGCAGATTGGGTAGGTAACATAGGCGACGTATTGTCAAATATGAATACTTACGGATCTGATAACCTGGTCGCACGGTATGCCTATGTTATGAGACACCGCCGTAAGACAATTCAGTATGAAGAGTCTAAAACGGTAGGAACTCCTAACAAGCGCGTTTCTGCATCTGCTGTTGTTACAGCAGAATGTAAGGAACGTGCAGCGGCATCACCTTTCGGGTTCGCTGTTACGGCCGATAATGTATCGCCGTACCAGTTATCGATCCTTGCGGCATTGGGTATGACTCGATTCCTCAAGTGATCAAGGCCCTGATATTCAGGGAAACACCTAACCAAGCAGGAGGAAGATCGTCATGTTCGCAGACCCTCAAAGTGTTACCATCAATGCTACACCGGTAAGCTTGCCGCGCGTTGACATTACGTCAGGCGCTGCAGTTTACCGTGCCGCCGACGAGACTGTCCAACTTCGGATTTCCCATCAGGAATCCAAAGGGCGGAAACGCCGTATGGCCCGTTTGGACCAGACGGTAATTGCCGCCGATCCCCTTACTGCGGAAAATGCTTCGCAGAAAGCAGGGATTTATCTTGTGATCGATGAACCTTCTTTCGGGTTTACCGATGCACAATTGGATTATCTCGTTGACGCTCTCATTGCCTGGTTATCCTCGGCAAACATTGCCAAGTTACTCGGCGGGGAGAGTTAGCATGGGCCCTTTCTTCTTTTTGTTCTTATCGCTCGCAATCGGGCTTTCATCCTGTACCGGTTTTCCGGATCAAGACAAAGCGCGATTGATAAGCGATACGATGAAGATCGTGGAGGAGTTGTTGATCCGCGAATTAGCGGTTCCCGACACCTCACAGCCAGCTCCAGTGAGCTTGCCACATATGTGGAATTGAGTTCACAGAAGTATGGCGGCCTTAGTTTGTATGCTTGATGGCAATACAGTTAAGAGGGTGGGTCATCTGAAAGGGTGACTCACCCTTTCATGACCCCGAGCATGGCTGGATTCTTTCACCTCCAGTAGGAGGGAAGATGAAAAGCCACGAACAGGATCTGATGACTGTATGCGAATGCATCTATAAAGATGCTGCCGCAAAGTGTACAACCGACAAGGTCAACATGATACGTGATCTCTGTAAAATTAGAGAACGTATCACACACGAGGGATTATCGTTCTTAACGATAACCTTACCTGACTTTGGAAAAGAGTTTGAAAAGACTCTTTCCGAAGAACAGGTTACCTCTACTTCTTTTCCTGGTTGGAAAAAGAAGTCGTGTCTCCCTGCATTTTTGCAAGGTTTCACAAGGCTCGTGTTTAACGTTGAAACGGGAGGGCTCTTGAATGATCCATGCATATCGGCGATTGAAGGTATACGCCAGTTGGCTTATTCCTTCAAGAAAATGTCGCTTCCGTGTACTCCCGAAAGGGAATCCATGGCGTTGCATAGGTATCAAGAGGTTGAGTGCATTCTTTCAGAATACACCATGCCTACTAGAATCGCTAGTCTATTTAATAAGATTAGCGATCTTTTGTGGGGTAATATATTTTGTGAGGATTACGATTCTCACAGATACATTCCTCGGCATGGACCCGGTCAAACTGCAGAGTATATTTCGGGTAATCGGAAATATACTCACCGCAATTGGACAGAGCGGTTAGAACCGTTCTTTCCATCAGATATTTATTTGATGAGTTGTTATACACAACTTTTCGATAAAACTGATGGTATCGATTGCGTACAGTTTGCAAAGGTGGAAGACGAACTTCCTGTACGGGTTGTTTGTGTTCCCAAAACGCTGAAAGGACCAAGGATCATTGCTATTGAACCTGTTTGTATGCAGTATGCACAACAGGCTCTTTCTTCTTATATTATTAAGAAGTTAGAGATTTCTGAGATGACAGCTGGTCACATAAATTTTAGTGACCAAACTATCAATCAGAAATTAGCAATGTCAGCCTCCGTTGATAAATCATTTAGTACACTTGATTTATCAGATGCGAGTGATAGAGTACCTCTATCAATGGTTACTACAATGCTAAGATCGAATGATAATTTACTATCTGCGATTTTAGCATGTAGGAGCCAGGCTGCGCAGATTCCATCAGGTAAGATACTTAACCTAATGAAATTTGCGTCCATGGGTAGTGCTCTATGTTTCCCAATAGAGGCCATGTATTTCTACACGGTTATACTGACGTCTCTATTTGAGAAACATGAACTTCCCGTTACGTTACGGAATATCTATAAGATAAGCCGTGACGTCTACGTTTATGGGGATGACATTATTATCCCCACAAACGAGGTTGAAGCTGTTATGGAGGCCTTGACAATGTTTAATTGCAAGGTTAATACCACAAAATCTTTCTGGAAAGGTAAATTCAGAGAGTCTTGTGGAATGGATGCATATGATGGGCATGATGTTACACCAACATATGTTCGTCATATGCGTCCCCATAACAGGGGCGACGTTTCTGGATTGCTATCATGGATAGCAACCTCTAATCTCTTTTACAAAAGAGGTTATTGGTTGACTGCCTCCTACATGAAAGATATTGTAGAGGCATTGTTAGGTAAGTTACCTATTATCTATGAGAACTCTCCCGGGATTGGTTGGCTATCTTTTCAAAAGTATTTCTCTTTTGAAAGGTGGAATAAGAAATTATGTAGGTATGAAAATTATACCTATACAATTTCTCCATCTTATAAAGAGGATACGATTGATGGATGGTCAGCCTTACTCAAGTTCTTTTTGACTGCTGAACTTAGAGATGATTCATCTTTAGGATCAGTAGATGAGAAGCATTTGAGTAGGAGCCCGAGGTCCGGCACCTCTACACTGAAACGCCGGTGGGTCCCACCTTATTGAAGGTGGGCTGCAACTTAGGTTGCGAGGGGCGGTGCCCGATGTATCCATGTTTCCAAACAGGTTCTGGGCATATCTTTCCTTAAAGATATGTCTGGATTCCAGAAGATGCGGAAAATGGGTATACAAGGGGCAGTGCATCGCCCCCA